CCCTAAACGGAGATGAGATGTGCAACTGACCGCCTCTGAGCTGGCCGATAAGATCGGGCTGAGCAAAGGCCGGATCACGCAGCTCGTCACCTCGGGCAAGCTCGCCGGATGCTTTGTCGGGGAGGGCAGAAACCGCCGGTTTGACCTGGACAAAAGCGTGCGCGCGCTGAAAGGCGGACTGGATCGGGCGCAGATGCTCGGAAACGGCGCAGAAACCAAGCGCAGGCTGGGTGAGCTGTCATCGCCGGATGCAGAAGGCGATGAACGGCCCAAATCGACCGCGCCGCGCTCCGACAGCCCGCTGCTCGCTGGCGATTCAGATCGCTATGAGATGGCGCGGGCAGCGAAGGCTGAGGAAGACCTGCGGGCCATGCGCCTGCGGAACGGGCGCGAGGAAGGGCTTTATGTCTACGCCTCCGAGGTTGAGCGGCAGGTGGCCTCGATGCTGTCGCAAGAGATCGCCGAGTTTGAGAACGTGTTGCGCGATGGGGCGCGGGCAGTGGCAGACCAGCTGGGCGTCGACTTCAAGGCCGCCCGCAAGATCCTGATCGATCACTGGCGCCAGCACCGCGCCAAGCGATCGACGCAGCTGGCTCAAGACGCCACCGGGGCAGAGCTTCTGCCGATTGAGCAAGAGAACGACATCTGATGGGCATGCTGGTGCCGGTTCGGCAAGTGGTGCTGCGAAGCGCCGCCCAAGTCATGGCACCGCCGCCGCCGCCCGACATCACGCGCTGGTGCGAAGAGAACATCGTCTTTGATGAGCGTTCGCCGATGCCGGGGCCGTTTCGGATCGAGCGGTTTCCGTTCCTGCGCGAGATCCACGAGGTTCTGTCGCCGGAACATCCCTGCCGCGAGGTAACGGTGCGGGGAAGTGCCCAGTGGGGAAAGACTGTCTCGGTGCTACAGCCCACGCTGGGCGCGTGGCACGAGTACACCGCGCTGGATAGCCTGGTGGTGCATCCGACCCAGAGCGCGGCGACGGAGTGGGTGAACAACAAGTGGCTGCCGATGCGGCGGCAGGCCCCGGGCCTTCGTGCTGTGTTCGGCGATGGGCGCGGCGAGAACCGTGACGCAACGTTTAACCAGGAGACGCTGAACCGGAACGGCTCGCTCAAGGTCGCCTCCAGCGGCTCGCCAGCGGACCTGACCGGAACGACACGACGCCTGGTGATCATGGATGACCTGTCGAAGTGGGAAATGACCGAGATGGGCGATCCGGAGGAGCTGGCAAAGAGCCGGGCCGCCGCCTTTGAGGATGCGAAGATCGCGCGGATCTCGACGGCGATGATCGCTGGCACGTGTCGGATCACCCGGGCCTATAACCGGTCCGATCAAAGGTTGTTTTATGTGCCGTGCCCGCACTGCGGAAACATGGCTCCCCTGACGTGGGAGAACTTCGTCAAGAACATTGATCCGGAGCGGCTTCACGCTGCCCACTTCACCTGCGAATCCTGCGGCTGCGTGATCAACCACTCCGACAAGGAGCGCATGGTCTCCGCGGGAAAGTGGGTGACTCACAATCGGCACGGCGATCATCCGGGGTTTCACCTCTGGCGTGCTTACGTACCGCAACGGGACTGGGCATCGATCGCGGTCGAGTACGCGCAGGTTATGGGCTGGACTGGCCTGCAGGTGTCGCAGTCGACCGAGGCGGCGATCAGAGGACAGGTCGAGGCCGAAACGGAGCAGACGTTCTGGAACGATGTTCTGGGGCTGCCATATGAGCAGGCGTCGAAAGGCCCGGACTGGACGGCGCTGCGGGATAGGATCGAGAACGCCGACGAGACACAGATCAGCATCCTGCCGCGCGGTGTGCTTCCCGCGGCCGGGTTTGTACTGACCGCAGGTGTGGACTGTCAGCAGGACCGCATCGAGGTTCACATCGTGGCCTTCGGCAAGAACTATCGCCGGTGGGCAGTCGACTACATCGTGATCCCGCATCACATCGGTGATGAAGATGGCCGCAAGGCGTTGGATGCGCTGCTGAAGGCGACGTGGAAAACCGAGAACGGCCTGCGGATTGCCCTCGACATGATGGCGATCGACGTTGGCACGTACACCGAGGATTGCTGGTCGTTCGCAAAGCGGCATCCATGGTCGCGGGTGATCTTGGTCAAAGGGTCGAGCAGCCAAAACGGACCGATCCTGCAGCCGATGAAGTTTGAGCGGCGGGCTGATGGCACGGCGAAGAAGGCGCAAAAGCGGGCCTTTCTGCTGAACGTCAGCCAGATGAAGGCCGATTTTTACGGATGGCTTGCAAAGGACGATCCGATCGAGCGCGGGTTCTGCCAGTTCGCTGCAGGGCTTGGCGATGAATACTACCGGCAGATCACCTCGGAGGTGCGTGTCCTGAAAAGGTCGCGCCAAGGTGTCGTGACAAGCCAGTGGGACTTGGTCGAGCCGTCCAGGCGCAATGAAGGCCTCGACACGATGAACTATGCCGAGGCCGCGGCGCGTCGAAAGTCATGGGCCGCCATGACGGAAGAGCAATGGGCCGTGCTTGAGATGGAGCGCGCCGCTGCGCCAGCCGAACCGCAGGCCGATCTGTTCGACGCCACGGTCGCTGCTGTTGCTGCACCGGAAGAGAAACCTGTTCCGGCCCCAGCGCCGCGCCCCCCAAGGCGTGATGATGGCCAGTCGTGGATCAAAACGAGGAAGGATTGGGTATGAGCTTCACGCAGTCACAGCTCGACGCGCTGAATGCCATGATCGCCTCGGGCGTTCTGCGGACGCGGTACGAGGGCAAAGAGATCGAATACCGCTCGATGGAAGAGCTGGTCCGTGCGCGTGATGCTGTCCGGGCCGAATTGGCCTCCAGTTCCAGTGCGCGGATCACGCATGTGAACCCCGTTTTCAGCAAGGGCGTCTAGGCATGAACCTGATCGACCGCGCCATCGCCCAGCTCTCGCCCAGCTGGGCGGTTCGGCGTGTGCAGGCCCGCAAGGCTTTGTCGGTTCTGGCCCATTACGACGCTGCGACCACGGGATCGCGCGGCGCATCGTGGCGGCGGTCCTCGGCGGATGCCGATAACGCCTCGGCCAACCGGCAACGATTGGCTTTTGTCGGTCGGGACATGGTCCGCAACACGCCATTGGCTTTGCGTGCGCAGACCGTGATCTGCAACAACGTGGTCGGCGACGGGATTATCTGGAAAGTTGGCGGCGGGACGAAGACCCGCGCGGAAAAGCTCCGCCGCGCCATGAAGGCTCACTTCGACACGACAAAGATCGATGCGGACGGTCGGTCCAATCTGTATGGCTTGCAGCGCCTCGTGCTGAATGCCGTGATCAACGACGGCGAAGTGTTGATCCGCCGCCGCCGCCGCTCCAACCGCGATGGTTTGGCACTGCCGTTTCAGATCGAAGTTCTGGAAATTGATCACCTCGACACCACACGCGATCGGATGTTTGGGGCAAAGGAAGCCGAAGGCGAGATCCGCGAGGGGATCGAGTACGACGCAATCGGGCGCCGGGTGGCATATTGGCTGTTCCCGCAGCATCCGGGCGCAACGATCGGCCTGCGCAGGAGCCTTGTTTCCCGTCGCGTTCCGGCATCGGAGATTATCCACATCTTCCGGCAGGATCGACCCAAGCAGATGCGCGGTGTCAGCTGGTTTGCCCCCGTGGCGATGGCACTGCAGGACCTGGCTGACGGCCAAGACGCGCAGATCATGCGGCAGAAGATTGCTGCCTGCTTCGCAGCGTTTCGTGTTGCGCCTGAGGCTGACTTTTCTCAGCCCGGATCGACCGAAACGGCGGACGTTGCAGGCCTTTCCTCGATCGTGCCGGGGCGCATCCAGAATCTTGGGCCCGGCGAAGACATTCGGTTCGGCAATCCGCCAAGTGTCGAAGGCTATGACAAGTTCACGCGCCTCATACTGCAGACCGTCGCAGCTGGCATGGGGATCACCTATGAGGCGCTGTCAGGTGACCTCAGCCAAGTGAACTTCTCTTCGGCCCGGATGGGCCGGATGGAGATGGATCGAAATGTGAGCGCCTGGCAGTGGCTGCTTCTGATTCCGCAGATGATGCATCCGTTGTCGGCATGGGCGATCGAGGCTTTTGATCTCGCCTCGGGTCAGATGCGGCCATCAACCGACATGGTCGTGGATTGGGTTCCGCCGCATCGCATGCTTGTGGATCCGGCCCGCGAAATTCCGGCTTTGGCAGCCAAGGTCCGGGCAGGTTTCGCAAGCCGTCAGGGCGTGGTGCGCGAACTGGGCTTCGATCCAGAGGACTTGATCGCAGAGATCCTCGCAGATCGCGACTTCGCGCGTGAAAACGGCCTGCGTTTTGACAGTGACGTGCACTTTGGCGCTGCCCCTGCGGCCGCAGTCAACGAGCCGTCGGATGATGATGATGACGATCTTCCCAAGGGCAAGAACGCAACGGAAAGGGACGATGACGATGGCGAAGAATGAGCTGGTGCTTTACGGCACAGTCGGCGCGTCGTGGTGGGATGAAGAATACTTCACCGCCAAGGGTGTGCGCGAAGAACTGGCACAGATGTCTGGCGACATCGTGGTCCGGATCAATTCTGGCGGCGGCATCGCTTCCGAAGGGCAGGCGATCTACACCGCACTGGTGGACTATCCCGGCAAGGTGACGGTGCAGGTCGATGGTGTCGCTGCCTCGGCCGCTTCGCTGATTGCCATGGCTGGTGATGAGAT